ATTTATTTAAATTCAAAAAAAAAAAGAATAATAATTATTTAATATTTACCAAAATGTATATGATGTATTTTCTATATTTTCTTTATCAATAATTTTTTTATCAATAATATCTAATTCACTTTCTTCACTTCTTTCTTCTAAATCAGATTCAGATTCACTACTTATTTCAATAGCATCATCAAATTGATATGAATGCATTATACTATCTAATTTATAATTACCTTCAATACAAATATGTATATCTGGTGTTTCATACATAATATCATATTCATTCTTCATATAATTAATAAAATTTTCTATATATTCTTTGCCTTCAAATACATCCTTATTAATATCACTTAATATAATTTTTACACCATATACGAAATTATATCCATTTGTATTATTAATGAATGTAGGTAAACGATATAAATTATGTTTTTTTAAAAAAGGTGTACTTAATACTTTATTTTCTGATTTTTCTAATACACCATATAAAATAGATGGAATAAATGTACTTGTATTATTTCCCATTATTAAAATTTAATTTTAAATATATATTTGATTATTTATTATATTAATATTATACTTAATATTTAATATGAATATTGATTTTGAATGTTTAAATATAAATGATTATTTTGATAGTAATATAATGAATATAATTAAAATATTTTTAGTTGGTAATAAATATTGTTATAATGATGAATATTATTTAGATAATGATATATGCTATATTAATAATAATTGTATATATGATGATACATTATATGATTTAACACAATATATAAATATAAATGTTATAAAAAAAATAGAAATTAATACAAAATATTTATTAGATTATCAATTAAATATTTTGTATAATAACATATTAGATAAAAATAATATTATATATAATATAAATGAAAAAGAAGTATTAAAAACTTCAGTATTTTTTAAAAAATATTATTAATAATTAATTTATAATTTATATATATATATATATATTTAAAATAATTATAAAAAAATATGGATTATTCTATACAAATTGGAATTGCATTATTAGTATTAGCTATACTATTATACTTTTTATATCCGTCTACTGTAAATAGTGCTGTAGATGTTACAACTGATATTACTAGTGGGATTGTAGATATTTCATCTGGGGTTGCAAATAGTGTTATAGATGTTACAAAAGATATTGCAAATAGTTCTGTAGATGTTACAAATGAAAATGTTGCAAATAGTGCTGTAGATGTAAAAACTGATATTGCAAATAGTGCTGTAGATGTTACAAAAGATATTACAAATAGTGCTATAGATGTAAAAACTGATATTGCAAATAGTGCTGTAGATGTTACAAATGAAAAAGTTGCAAAATTACAAGAAATAGCAATTGCTGATATAATAGCAAAAGATGCTGAAGTTGCAAAATTACAAGAAATAGCAATTGCTGATATAATTGTAGACCCATGTTCAGAATATAATAAAACCAGTACAAATTTATCTAAGGCATGTGCGCAAAAAATATGGGAAGATAATGGATGTACAACTAATAGTTTATATACATATGGATATGGATTAACATTAAATATGGATCAACATGCAGAAAAAGCACAATGGAGAAAAAACCATACAGATCCTAAATATAAAAAAAGTTGTATTGGATAAAAAAAATATATAAGAATTTTTAATCTAAATATTTCCAATAAAAACCATTATATAAATATTTTGAATTTATTGCATTTTTTATACTTTTTTCAGAAATTCCTAATTTTATATAAATTTCACCAATTGTATTAAATATATGCTTATCGTTATTTATTGGATTTAATTGGACTATTGATGTTGCGTTTTTACTTACATTTTTATAAATAGGTTTATTATAACTATCTAATAATTTTTTATCACATTCTGATAATTTTATATAATAATTATTATTATATTTTTCATTATTATTAATTATATTTACCATCTTTATCTTTCCAATTTTGTTCATCTTAGCTGCCATATCTTTATTTTTATAAGTATTTAATATAGATGTTTTTGTTTCATTTAATTCAATTATAGTATCTATAATTGGTGCTTTATTTTTATTATTAACTGTTTCGGATATATTACTAATATTAGGATCTTCATTTTTTTCTACAAAATTCCATCTATATCCTTTATATATTTTATTATTTTTAATAGCAGTTTGTATACTAGACTTTTGGTACCCAATACATTCACTACTTCTTAATAAATAAATCATACTATCATATACTTTAATAATATTATTAAAATTATTTGGATCTATTTTTTGAATTTTTCTACCTTTAGGTGTTCTTTTTGATACATTTAATATTATATTTTCAGGTACTATGTATTGTTCATTGAATTTTTGCATTTCATTTTTGAATATATCTTTATATTCATTTTCTTTATCAATTATTCTTTTATCATTATTAGTATCCATATCTTGTATAATTTCTTTAAATATAGATAAAACTTGTTCTTTATCTAATATATTATTATTTATTTTTTTTTCATCATTATTTGTTTCAATATTATTTGTTTGAATATTTCTATTATTAATTATATCTGGATTATAACCATTATCTATTAATTTTGATATAATATCTAATCGCTTTGTTTCATTATCTAAACGTTGTTTTTCTAATAATTGTAAAGGAGTTAAAAAATCTGAATTTGAATTATTAATAATATTAGTAATTATTGATAATAATTGTTTATAATTAAATTCTTTATTTAATTTAATTATTTCTTTTGAAATATTATTATTTAATTCTTCTTTATATAAGTATGCTTTAATTATATCATTATTAAATATTAATCTTTCTACTTCTATATGATTATCACATTCAAATACATCTATTATATATTTAACTTTATATTTATATTTAAGTCCACATTGTCTGTCATTTATATCTTTTGATGATCCAATTTTAATATATTTATCTTCTTCAATTTCTGCTAAATATATACATTTTTTATTTTTAAATTTATCTATTAATAAATTATGTCTTTCTAATTTTTGTTGCTCTTTATTACTTATTTTTTCTTCAATCAATTCTTGTTTTGATTCTTCTAATAATTTATTTGATTCATTTAATAACATTACTTGACATTTATTTTGATATTCCAAATAAATTTTAAATATCTTTTCAAGTTCTATATAAAATTTTTTAATTTCTTTTGATTTCTGTGTCCCAATATGCATACATAATTCTTTAAAACAGTCTGAAGAAACTGTTGTATATTGTTTATTGTGGGCTCCACTTTTTTCTTCAATATATTCACTTTCATCTGAATTATTTTGCTCCCTACTTACACAGGCGCAAAAATTATTAATATCAAATTCAGAATTACTTAATATTTTATAATCTTCATTTTCTTTAAAATATTTTTTTAATAATTTAATAATTTGTTCTTTACCATGTTTTATATCTTTATATCCCATCCATAATATTAATTCATTATCTATATAAATCCATATATCATCTTTAATATTATACTATAATTTATCAAAATATAATTTATCAATATCATATTTAGCTTTTAATAAAAATTCTTTAACTGTTAATAACTGATTATTATCTTTAATTATATCTAATATATTTATATCTTTTAATTTTATTATATTCATTTTTTTATATCTTTTTTTTATATAAAAACTTTATACTAATAATACCACTTATCTTTAAATAAAAAAAATAAATTTTATTTTTTAATTTATATATATTATAATTAAGCACTACATACCATGCATGTTTCTTCATTTTCATCATAATTAGTAGTAGTTGTTTTATTTTCTTTTTTTAAATTTTTAATATATTTAGGATCAACAGTAAATTTAACTGCATTTACTGTTTTAGTTCTTACATAATAGCTAGATGTTTTAAGTCCTGCTTTCCAAGTATAAATATGCATTTTAGTTAACTTATTTGTTGTACAGTCAATTACATATCTATTTGAGCTTGCTGATTGACATACATACGCAGACCTATCTTTATCCATATCTATTAAATCTTTTAATTTATATTCCCAAATAGTCTTATAAATTTCTTTAATATTATCTGGAATAACATCAATTTTTTGAATAGATCCATCATTAGCAATAATTTGTTGTTTAATAGAATTATTCCATAAATTTAAATTAATTAAATCTTTAATTAAATATTTATTAACAATTTGAAAATTACCACTTAATACATTTCTCATATACATATTAGATGTAATTGGTTCAAAATTTTCAGTATTACCCATAATTGATGCTGTTGATGCTGTTGGCATTAATGCTGTTAATAATGAATTATATACACCATATTTTTTAATATCTTTACGTAATAATTCCCAATCCCATAAACCTGAACTTGGTGTAACATTCCATAAATCATGTTGTAAAATACCTTTTGAAACCATCGATCCTTCATAATTTTTATAAGGTCCATATTTTTCTGATAATTTATTTGATGCTGTTAATGCTGCAAAATAAATTGTTTCAAAAATATGTTTATTCAATTCCTTGGCTTGTTTTGATGTAAAAGCTACTTTAAACTGCATAAACACATCACTTAAACCCTGAATACCAATAGCTATTGGTCGGTTAATAGAATCACTATGCTTCCCTTCTGGAGTTGGATATGCATTATTATCAATAACTTTATTTAAATTAATAGTTACTTGTTGTACTACTTCATTTAATTTATAATAATTAAATTGAGGACAATCAGATTCATCAATATATACAAACTTACTTAAACAAATACTTGCAAGATTACATACACCAGTATTTTTTTCATCTGTATAAATATTAATTTCACTACATAAATTACTTGAATTAATAGTTCCTAGATTATTTTGATTACATTTTCGGTTAACATGATCTTTATACATAATATAAGGAACACCTGCTTCCATTTGAATTTCTAGAATATGATTCCATAAATCTAAAATATTAACTTGTTTATTATATTTTTTATTATTTTCATATTCAATATAGTTTTTTTCGAATTCTTCACCATAACAATTAATAAGATTAATACATTTATGTGGACACATAAGTGACCAATAAACAATTTTATCTTGATTTTCAATTGCTTCAATTAATCTTTTCATAAAGATATCAGGAACCCATAAAGCTAAGAATAAGTCTCTTGCTCTTGATCCTTCATCTCCGATTGGTTTTTTTAAATCTAAAAAACCTTCAATATCTGCATGCCATGGTTCAATATATACAGCAGTAGATCCCTTTCGTTTTCCACCACCTTGACTTACATATAAAGCAGAATCATTATATACCTTTAACATTGGTACAATACCATCTGACCTACCATTTGTTTGTTTAATTAAAGATCCCTTTGCCCTTACTTTAGTAATATTAATACCAATACCACCTGACCATTTTGAAATTTTAGCAGTATCTGTAAGAGTTTTATAAATACCATTTAAATCATCAGGTACTTCTAATAAATAACAAGAAGATAAAGATGAATGTTTAGTACCTGCATTAAATAATGTAGGTGTTGCATGGGTATAATATCCATTTGATAATAATTCATATGTTTTTGCAATATTACTAAAATCATAATTTCCATTAAAATATCCATCATCATTAGTATAACATAAATGAATACCAATAGCTACCCTCATCCATAAATGTTGTGGTCTTTCTATAATATTATTAATCTTTTTTTTATTATCTTTTAATAGATATGATTTCATTAATGTATTAATTCCAAAATAATCAAATGTAAAATCTTTTTCAAAATTAATAATATTATGGATATCATTATAATAATTTTTTGTAAACTTAATTAATTTATTATTAATTATATTAATTAAATGTCCATTCTCATCAGTTAGTTCATTAATTTTTTCTAATGTTAATAATAAACATTCTTCTGTTTCTTTATGTAAATTACTAATAACAATTCTTGATGCTAATAAATTATAATCATAATTTTCTGTAATTAAAGAACCACAAATTTGACTAGATAACATATCTAATTCATAAGTTGAAATATTATTAACCATCATAGAAATTGTTTTTTGTGCAATTTTATCTGCTTTAATATTTAACTTAGGTTCCATATTAATTAATTCATTTAATCTTTTTAAAATTTTATTAAAATCTAAAGGAATAACATCTCCGTGTCTATTAATTACATTTAATTCATCATTATTAATATTTAAGTTTTCCATATTTTTATAATATTTTATGTATAAAAATTATATTATTATATTATTATTTATTCAAATATAAAATTCAATTTTATATTTTAAATAATATTTAAAAAATTGAATTATAATAATTATTATTAATTAAATATATAAATAAATATGAAATTAATTGGACTAGTTGGTCAAAAACAAGTTGGAAAAGATACATTAGCAGATTTTATTGTAAAAAAATATGGATATACAAAAATGTCATTAGCACAACCATTAAAAGAAGCATGTAAATCTATTTTCCAATTATCTAATGAACAAGTAAATGGAAATTTAAAGGAAGTCCCAGATGCAAGATGGAATAATGTAACACCTAGAAAATTACTACAAACAGTTGGTACACAATTATTTCGAGATGAATTAATTAAACATATACCTGAATTAAATAATATGGAAAATACAATTTGGATACATAATTTTAATTTATGGTATGAAAAAAATAAAGATAAAAAAATAGTTATATCAGATATTAGATTCATAGATGAGGCTAATATGATTACAAATCATGGTGGTACTTTAATTAAAATTACAAAAGGTGAATTTAATAATAATGATTTACATCAATCAGAACAAGAATTATCAAATATACAATATGATATATTGATTGAAAATCATGGAACAATAGATGAATATTATAATAAAATTGATAATTTATTTTAGTTAATTTTATATAATTAATATAGTTTAATTTAATATGTGTTTAGATTACTTTAATTCAAAAGATAATGTATACGATTATACTTTAACTAAACAAACTATTACATCTAATTATAATGGAAAATGTTATAAAAAATATTATAAAAAGGAAAAAAAATGAAAAATTTTAATTTTTATAATACTAATAAAAAATTAGAAACTATTTATGAAGAAAAAAATGAAAATTGTTTTTGTAATATTTTATGAAAAATAAATTTTATTTTTTTTTATTTATAAAAAATTTTTTGAATATTTTAAAAATATTTTATACTTTTATTTTTAAGTTATTAATTATATACCAATATAGTATTATAATAATAATAAATATTTTATAAGTTGTTTAAATTTGTATTATAAGTATAATAAAATATATATTATACATACTTATATATAAAAAAATAATATTTTTAAGTATAATTTTAATAAATTTAATTTAAATATTATTTTATATATTAATATAAAATGAATAATAATAAATATATATGTATTAAATGTTACCAATCATTTAATTATAAATGTTATTATGATAGGTATATAAATAGAAAAAATCCATGTGATAAAATACTTAAATGCAATAGATGTAATAAAGAATTTAAATTAAATAGAGATTTAATAAATCATATAAATAGAAAAATTCCATGTAAACAAATAAAATTAGAACAAGAAATTAGAGAATTAAAAAAGATTTAGAAATTGCAAATTAAAAAATAGAAAATCAAAATTTAAAATTAAATATAGTAGATAACATAGATATAGTAAATGATAATTTATCTATAGATGGATATATTTATATAGCATCTTGTATATGTTATGAAATTCAAAATATATATAAAATAGGTAGAACAATTAATATTAAAAATAGATTATCTGGGTATAATACTGGTAGATTACCAAATGAAAAATTTAAATATATATATTATATTAAAACAGAATATCCAACTGAATTAGAATCCCTTATATTTAAAAATTTAAAAACGTATAAATTAAATAATGAAATTTATAAAATTAAATTAGAAGAATTAAAAAATATTATTAATAATACGCATACAAATTTAATTAATGAAAAAAATAAATTAATTTATTAAAAAAATACTACTAAAGTATTTTTTTAATAAATATATAGTTATATATTACTAATAATATTATATATTATATTATATATTATATAATATTATTAGTAATATATGTTATTTTTTTAGTACCAATTTAATAATTATATATTAAATAATAATAATATATAATAATATATATTATGAATAACTTTTATTGTATTAAATGTAATAAAAATTTTAAAACAAAACAACAATTAAATAATCATATAAATAGAAAAAACCCATGTAATAAAATACTTAAATGTAATAGATGTTATAAAGAATTTAAAAAAAATCATCATTTAACTAATCACATAAATAGAAAATTTCCATGTGATAAAATTGAATTAGAACAAGAAAATAGAGAATTAAAATTAAAAGTTGAAAATTTAGAATTAAAATTAGAAAACCAAAGTTTAAAATTAAATAATAATTCAATGATTAATTCAAACATCAATTCAAATAATACAATAATTATTAATAATTTTGGAGAAGAAGATATAAGTAAAATAAAGAAGAAATTATTATCAGAAGAGATTCAAAAATTATTAAATAATACATTGCCATTACAAATAAAAAATAATACAGATTTAAAAGTAGAAGATTTAAAATATAAGGGAATAGATGTATTATCAATAGATATGTTTAGATTTTTCATTAAATTAATATTTAATAATGATAATTTTCCAGAAAATAAAACAATAAAGTATAATGAAGAAGAAGATACATTTTATTATTATTATAATAACGAATGGAGTATAATAGATAACGATTCTAAAGAAATATTGATAGAAAGGATTACAAAAAAGATACAAAAATTGCTATTAGATAAAAAACCAATATCAAACCAGTCTGATTTAAAAAAATTAGACATATATTTAGGAGAAGATTATGATATAAAAATCAATAAAATTGATGATAAGGACTATGCATTACTATATAATAGTAGCAATAGAACTAAACAAATGTACAATAAGGTATTACGTATAGAATATAAATATAAGAATGTTTTTAATAATCATGAAAAAAATATAGAAATAAAAAATTGAATTTAAAAATATAAATTATTATAATAATATATACATTTATAATAATAAAATTTATTTTAAAGATAAAAATTTTATAAAAAATGGATAAAAATCAATTTGAACAATTAATGAATAAATTTGAAGAATTAAATAAACGTATTACAAAATTAGAAAAAGAAAATATAAAATTTAAAGAAGAAATTAAAGATATAATTGTATTAGAAAATTCACTAATGACAGAAATTGGTAATAAAATTGAAACGAAGTTAGATTTATTTGGTAATATGGAATTTAATAATAATGTAAAACAAGCTAGTAAAGTGTCTAAAAAAATGACACCATTATTATTCTTAAAGCAAGAATTAAAAGATAATATTAATAAATATGACAATATCTTATATACAGTAGAAGATATTGAAAATCTTAAAGAAAAAAAAGAAGTAAAGAGTAAAAAAACAGAACTTGATAAAAATACAAAAATAATATCATTATTATATAGTGATATTATTAAAAAAAATGATAATGCACTAAATAAATTAAAAGAATTATTAAATGACTATCTACAACAATCTGAAATTTCTACATAAATAAATTATTAATTATTTTTTTAATTATATTTTGAACATAATGATTTACAACACCATCCTTTTGTAGGATAATTAGTAATATCATCTAATGTTGCATTTTTATATTTAGTTACTAATTGAAAGTTCCATGGTTTATCAATATTATTACGAACATCATCAATAGTAATTGCATTATTCCTTGATAAGTTATCCCAATTCCATGCTTCTCCTGGATTATCTAAAATATTTTGCATAGTTAAATCTTGTCGACAACTTACTTTATCCCAATTCCATGCATGCCCTTGATTTGCAATAATTTCAGCAAAAGTAATTGAAGGATTATATGATAAACTATAATAATCCCATGGTTTAGTTGGATGCAAATTAATAAAAGCTAATGTAATATTTGTATTTCTTGATAATGCATCCCAATCCCAATTATTATCTGGGTTAGAATTAATTGCAGTTGTTAAAGTTGTAAAATCCATATTATTAAATATATATATATCTATATATATATTTATTTAAATTAAAATTATTTTAATTTATTATTTTGTTTATAATAAATTAATGGTCTATAAGGATAATCTTTAAATTGTTTACTATATAATATTTTATCTAATCCATAGTCTTTAAAAATACCAATATATTCAAATTTTATTTGTAATAATTTATCATTATTATTTTTTAGTATATTTTCTATATCAATAATTATATTCATATAATTATTAATTTTATATAAATGTGTTTTTTCATATAATAATATATTTAATATTACTATAAATATAAATCTATATATTACAAAATGATGTGTAATATTATTTTTTGATTTTATAACAGGTAATAATTCATATTCTAAAGAATTAAATACATTTAATAATAATATATGATTATGTTTTTTATATTTTTTATTATAATAAATCAAATAAATTTTATAATGAGTTAATCTAAAATCATTTATAATATATGTATTATTTTTTTGTATATGTATAATATCATTATCATATTTATTATATGAATAATTTTTTTTATATATTGATATTAATATATTTTTAATAATATCAATATCTGATATTTGTTGTATAATAATACTTAAAGTATTATTATAATCTACAATATTATTAATATTAAAATAATTTTGTAATTCTATTAAATAATAATAATCTAGTTTAATATGTAAAATATTATTATTTTCTATTTTATCTATAATTTTTTTTATTAAATTATATTTAATCGAATTACTATTATCTTTTATTTGTTCATTTTTTGATTTATATTCTATTAATATTTGAGATAAATATTCTATTTGCTTATCATATAATATATTACTATTATAATTATAAAATACATCAATATTATATAATTCTTTATATATATTTATTAATTTTATAAAAGGTGGTAAATAAAATAAATCATCTATTTTTTTAAATTTAATTATATTATATATTTGTTTATTATTATAGATAAATAATAGATCTATATTAATTAAACTTTCATTATTAACTTTAATAGTATAAAATTTATTATGTATATTGGTTATTAATGAAATATATTTATCCACTTTAAATAATATATTTGTTAATTCATTTGATACTTTATATGGATCTACTGTATATAAATTATATAAATTATTATCTATTTCATCTTTATCTTTTAATATAATTAAATTTTTTTTACAATAATTTATAATTTCTTTTTTTATCTTTAAATAAAAATCTGTATATTTATATTTATTTACTTTATATAGTGCATTTTCTAATATATAATTAATATTTTCCATATTAATATATACTATATATTAATATTATTATATAAATTTATATTAATTATAAATTATATTATATATTAAAGTTATTATATTAGTATAATATAAACTAATAATAATTTTCAATTTATTAAAAAATATAAATTTATAAATATACAAAAATGATGAATTATCAAACAAAATTAATAAAAATGTATAATAAGATTATGAATCTTAATATTTTAACTAATATTACTGATGAAAATTTAAAATTATTAGAAAAAATTTTAAATTCATGTTTACCTAAGAATACAGAAGAAAAAACAATTTATTATTTTGTTAAAGAATTATATTATAATAATAAGGAACAATTCGTAAGTTATATTATGAATACAAATAATATTCATTTAATTTTATTGACAGATAATAAAAATATGATGAATCATTTTAATTTAAATGAAAAGATATTTATTGGTTGGAATAATGAATATAAAAAATATTATGTAAGTAAATATGTAAAAAAAGAATTACTTATTGATACAGAATCTGCAAATCATGAATATTATCAATCTACTACAGTTGATGATATTGTATATGACATTGTTGATAATATCCAATTATAATAATAAAAAATATATTTTTATTTAATTAAACTATTAAAATGATTTAATGCAATATAATATCCTTCATTATATGGTCTATAGAAATATTCTACAATTTTTATAGATTTATTTATAAAATATCTTCTATGAAGCCAATTATAAATTATATTATATTTTTTTTTTACTAGTTTAAGTTCTCTAATTGATTGTCTATATTCTTTAAATTTTATTTTTTTATCATGTTTAATTTCCATATACCATCTCCAATATTTATCTTCAGGTAAATCTAATATAATCTTATTTATAAATTCTTTTTTCATTAATTTTAAATTTTGATTTAAATTTAAATAATATTGATCAATATATTGTAACATATTATAATTTTTAAATTTAGTAAATAAATAATATGGAATAAATTTATAAAATTTTAATTTATAATCATTATATGTAATTGGTTTAGTTATTACATTAATAATTTCATTATTATACATAATAATATCACTACATAAACAATTATTAATATTTTTATATCTACAATAACATTCTAATAAATAATTAGATTTTTTTGTAAGCTTATTATAAATAAAATATGTATTATAAAATTTATTATTATAATTTTGTGTATAATTTTTTAATTTTTTAAAAAAATATTTAATGTACCCTCGAATAACAATATTTTTAATACTATTTCACTTGGTACTATAATATTATCTCATTTCATATTTTTTTAATTAAACTATAAATAAACTTTAAAAATATTATTTATATTATCATTACACATATAACATATATAATGTTTTGTTTTTAGATAACAAACAGAACAACTATAAATATGCCCACATGGAAAATTAATAATATTTTTATAATTAGAACTACATGTAATACATAAATTTGAATCATTGATATCTTTTAAATTTACTATATTTAATTTTTTATTTTCTAATAATTTAACTTGTTTTATCAATGGCATATTTTTTATTAAATCATTATCATTAATAATATTTAAATTTTTAAAATCCATATCATTATTTTTATGATTTAAACAAAAATTAGGTAATTTATTATAAGTATAATTAAAATAACTAATATTATTACAAAGATTACATTTAATATTATTTATATATAATATTTTATTACATTCTAATTGATATATATTATTTTCTATATCTATATAATCAAATTTTACATTTGTATAATAATTAGTATAGTATATTACTAAATAATTATAAAATATATTATTATATAAATTAATAATTAGATTATCAATAATTAAATTAAAATCATAATGATTATTAGTTTTAAAATGATCTAATATTTTAATTATATGATAATTATCATTAAATTTATTTTTTAAAATATTATATAATATAATACTAAATTGATATATTTCAATTGAAAATATAATATTTTTATTAAATATTATATGTTTACATAAATTTTCTATATTTATATAAATATTATCATCTGATATTTTTATATAATTATAGAAAAATATTGTTTTTTGATAATTATTTAATTTTTTAACATATTGTAGTATATTAATTATTATAGTATATAAATAAATATTTTGTTGCATATTTAATTCATCAGTGTGGTAATAAAAATCTATATTATTTTGTTTAATTAAATCATATAATATTGATAAATGATATATATTTATATCATAAATATTAGTTAATGAATTTATAATACATCTAGGTTCTACTGAATTCTCATTTATATTATAATAAAAAGATTTATTATAATTTTTATATATAGTTGTTTTAATAATAATATCTAATTCTTTTTTATTAAAAAAATCAAATAAATAATTATATTTATTTTTCATATAAATAATTATATTACCCATTAATATAATTATTTGTTTCTTAATTAATATATTAATATGAATAAATATTTAAATTTAAATAATAATTATGAATTATTACGTTATAAGGGTGGTGTTAATATATATTCCTATCTAAATCAATGTACACATTATAACGAAATAATGTGTGCAAAACTATTTTTTGATAAATATGAATTAAAATTTAAAGATCTTAAATTTATTAAAATACAATATATAGATGGTTTTATTAGATATATACATCCTAATAATAATATATATATATTTGAATTAGATATATATAATTGGTATACAATAGATGAATATTATAATAAATTTAATAAATTTATTAAAATAAATGATGATGATGATAATTCATATAGTAGTACAAATAAAATAAATTATATAGATAATAAAAATTTATATAATAAAATATTAAATATGTTAATAAAAAAAAATAATAAGAAAGAAAAAAAAAGAAAAAAAAATACTAATAATAATAATAATAATAATATACATAAAAAAATAAAAATTTAATTAAAAAATTAATATTTTATTTTAAATTTATTAATATATATAAATATATTAATATTAATATTATTATTATAAATATAAAAACATGTCTGGAGCTACAGGAGGATCATTTACTATTCTAGTTAACCATGGTGCACAAGATAATATATTATTAGCAACTAAGAAATTAGAAGAAAGAATAAATAAAATAAAATCTGATAAATTAAATAAAGTAAATACTAATTTGGATTTATTATATAAAAAATTTAATAAGTTAAAGATTGAATTAGATAATTATCCTTCTAAATATGATATTATTATGAAAAAAATAAATATAATAAAAAAACAAATTGAAATATTAAATAATACTAATATATTACCAACTATTGCTGATATAAATCTAACACATGATTTTTATTTAAGCCGTACATTTAAACCATTTGTTTCAATCGGGTCTGAATATAGTAAATCTATTGTAAGTATAAAACCACAATTAGGTGGGACATGTCAATTTAAAATACCAATATATGGTGATTTTTTTAGTGATATGGTATTATATATTAAATTAACAGAATTTAATTCAATTAATGCATTAAATAAAGTAAGATATTGTGATTACCTAGGTCATAGATTAATTCAAAATACAAAAATGGTATTAGATGGTGAAACTATAGATGAATATACTTGTGAAGATTATAATTTTTATTATCAATATTCATTACCATTAGATAAACAAAATGCTTGGAAAAAATGTATAGGACAAGAAGTACCTATAGAAGCATATATAACATCAGATCCTCAATTACATGAATTTAGAGAAGTTAAAATGATAAAAAATGGTCCACAAACATTAAAAAGAACACAACCTTCACTTGAATTATTTATTCCTTTATTATTTTGGTTTACTGATTCAAAATATGCATTATTAAATCATAATATACCAACATTACAAAGTTTTATAGAATTTAATTTTGGTACGAGAACAGATATAACATATTGTGATAATGTAGCTGGTGATACTGGTAAATTATATAATCCACCAACTATAGAAGAGTGTGCATTATATGTAAAGCACATTTTTATTTCTCCTGAAATTTTAGATATATTTATTAATAGAACTGGTTTTACACTAATTAGAACACATAGATCAAATCAATTAATTATAAATAATTCATATGGTGATGTACAATTAGATAAGTTTAAATGGCCAACAGAAGTACTATATATTTCATTTAGACCAGTTGAAAACTTATCTAGTGATAATAGTATGGAAACATGGTATTTAAATAATAAATTAACATTAACAAATATAAAATATCCAGTTATATTTGGCCCAACTGATACATTAGGACAAACTGATGCATATTATTATGAAAAAGAAAATATAATTAAAGCATTATGTATGGGATGTAATGAAATTAATGTATTTGAACATATGTCTTCTCAATTTTATAATGCATATTTACCATATAAACATAGTAAAACTAATAATATGGCATTAAATGATACAGGATCATTTATCATGAATTTTTATTTAGAAGATGAATTAAAATACCAACCTAATGGGTATTTAAATTTATCAAAAACATCTAAATTAACATTTAGTTATGAAAGTGAAATTATATCATCTGATTTTCCATGTTTCTTAAATATATCTGCCAAATCTATAAACTTCTTATTATTAGAAGAAAAAAAATGTAAACTTTATTATAGATTATAAAATATATTTTTAATTAAATAATTAAGTTATTATTATATATATATATAATAATATATAATGAATCATTCAAGACAACAAAGATCTGCACAAGAATTAAAACAAAGTTTACCTATATTAACATTAATTGAAGATGAAATTCAAAAATTATTAATTGAAATATATTCTAAAATAGATAATGCATATAGAATTAATGAAATAGAAACTAAAATGAATTTACCAACACATTTTAATCATTTATCATGCAAATTCATGTCTAATAAAGATTTACAAAAAAGAATATATTATAAAATTATTCAAAATTTAGAAGAAAAAAAATATACAGTTGGTTTAAATATTAAACCTGATTTAGTTATATTAAAAGTATCATGGCCAATTAATATTAATGATGATGAATTAAAAAAAATGGATGATAAATTCAAATCAATACAATTTGATTAAAAAAAAATTAATTTTTATTTTTTTTTATTATTTTTATTTAACTACTTACTTCTTCAATGCTAGTTAGTTGCTTTGCTTCTTCTGGCTTTGATGAATTTTCAGAAATAATGGCTTTTAGTTTTTGATAAAATGATGATAACTTTTCCATTTCATCTACATCAGTAGCTGTTCGTTGTGAACATACTTTTAATACATTTAAGGTAAATTGTAAATCTTCTAGACTTAGCTCTAACTTAATTTCACTTGCTGATTCCTTACCTTCATGTGTCTTTAATTCAATTAAAAACTTCTTAATCTTAGAAAATACTGTAAATACCATACCATATTCTTCAAGTTGAAAACATCCTTTATTTGCATATAAGTTATATAATGCAAAAATAAAATTTACATCTTCATTAGTTAGGTTAGTCATTATTTATTTTTGAAATATTAAATTATTATATTGTAAAACTATATATATATATATATTATCCTATTTTTAAATGAAAATTAAAATTTTTAATTATATAAATTGAATATTAATTATGATAATATAATAATATATAACTTATAATATATTATAATATAAATAAATTATAATGGCAATGAGAAATAGACAACCAAAGGCTATACAATTATCTTCTATAGGTGATATAAATACAGAAGTAAGTATACCATTAAATCCAGGTTATATATTAAATGATATAACAACAACTAATGTTATACAAGAAAATGACATAAAAGAAGATAAAATACAAAATATAGAATTACAAACAGATAATATATCAAATGTAGTAATAAATAAATTTAAAAAATTAGGTATTAATATAACCGATACAAATATAAATTTAGTTATAAATAATAACAAAGGTAATTGTTTAAGATTATCTAATAATACAGATAATACATTTGTTGATTTTAAAGTTAAAAATAATGGTATTTTAACTATAACTCCAAATGATAAAACTATATTGATTAGTTCAACAAATAAAATAAATACATCAAACCCATTAACATTATTAAATTATCCAAATATAACATCAGAAAATAATTTAGGTGTAGGATTAAATTTTGATTTAAAAAATAATATAGATACAATTAAAACATTTGGATCAATATCAATATTGGGAGATAATGTTACAAATAATAAAGAAAATGGTAATTTAATAATAGATTTAGTTAATAATGGTAATTTAAATAAAAGTGTATTATCTTTAACTTCTAATGGAATATTAAGTATAACTAGATTAGTTGAATCATCAGATATAAGAATTAAAGAAAATATTAATTTAACTAACATAGAAGATTCATATAATAAAATTATGAATATTAAAGTAAAAAATTATAATTATATAAATGATTCAAAAAAAATTAAATATAATGGTGTCATTGCTCAAGAATTAAAAAAAATAATACCAAATGCAGTTACTATAGAACAAAATAAAAATTATGATGATTTTCATTCTATATCAAATACTGAAATATTATATCATTTAATTGCAGCAGTTCAGTATTTATCTTTAAATAAATAATAGTCAAATGTTTGTTTATATTTATTATTTTTATTAATATATTTATATTTTTCCTTTTCTAATTTTTTTATTTCATTGATATATTTATTATATAAACAATAGTTATAATTTACATAACTATAATTTTTTATATTATTAATTCTATTATTAATAATATTAATTTTATTATTATTATTATTAATAATAGTAATTATACTAAAATCATCATATATATATTTATATATATTAAAAATAACATCAATATTTAATTTTTTTTTTAATAATATAAAGATTATATTATTTTTATAATTATTATTTTTATAATATTTATTTATAAATATTTTTTCAGTACATGTCATTTTATTAATCATATTAGTAATATAACATTGTTTATGTACCATATGAAAACATTCTGCCTTTTTACAAACAAAAGGTATATAATAATTTGTTTTATTTGTAATATTACATAAAAAACAAATATTATTACTCATTTTATTATAATATATAATATATTATAAAAAATATATATTTAGATATAAATATTATTCTATAATCCTGTAGTTGATATTATTTGTGGTTGTATATTATTTATTTTAAATAATAGTAAATCATTTAATGTATCTATTCTATTTTTTTGAAATAATGTAATAATAAATAAAATTATTATTAAAAATATATATAAATATGAATCAAATAATTTATATAATTTATTATGTTTATTTTTTAATTTATTATTATATTTTTTATTATTAACTAAATAATTAAAATATTGCTGTTGTTGATATTTATCATTATATTTCTTATTTATTTTAAATACACTATCACTATCATCACTATCATAATCAAATTTATTATTTTCTAAGTTTTCTAATCGTTTAATATATTCACCATGGTTTGATATATTTAAATTATCTAAACTATATTGACCATTAATAGCTTCAAAATTTGGATTAATATTTAATTTTTCTTTCATATTATCAACATTAAATGCATTATATAATGGTTCAGTTTCAATATCTGGTACATATATATCATACCTAAAAGAATTATTTGGATTGTTATTAAATGACATATTTTTTATAAAAAATTTAATTTAAAATAAAATAATAATTTTTATTCTATATATATAATATTATTTTTTTATATTTTTTTTAAATTATATTAATTAATAATATTATTATTTTTTGGTGATGAAGATTTATAGTAATATTTAATATTACATTTATCATTCATATCTATAATATTATTATTTAAATTTGGTATATTTAAATTTTCATTTAAAATAGGAATAATATTATCTATAATATTATTATATGATTCATTATTTTCATTTTTTATTAAATTATCATAATTTCTAGATAGTTCTATATCTTTCCAAAATTTTGTTTTCCCAGGTATTTTTGCAACTTCTTTAATTTTAAACATTGCCATTCCCATTAAATATATAACTATAATATTTGCTATAGTTAATGAAAAACTTATAAGTGCTTTTGTTAGTATTTCATTAACTATAATTGTTTTATTAATATATAAGTGTGCTGTAGATGCTATAGAAAATAGTATTCCAGTATTAACAGCTGGTGGTAATAAACTAGCAGAAATTGCAACACCAACCAAACTACTAGTATTATTTCCTAAAATAGATAATGCAACTCCTATACCAGATGGTATAGCTACAAATATACCAGATAATAAACCTTTTATATTCCCTCTATTTTCCATTTCTTCTGTAGGCCATGATAATGCATTTTCAAATGGTCCCATTATTAATCCAAATAAAAATCCTATAATAACACAAATAATTAATCCAGATAATTCAGATTTAAATCCAGTTTTTACTAATTTCCAATCTTTAATAATAGTACCAAATGTAACAGCTGTTACTGGTCCCATAATTGGTGATACTAACATAGATGCTACTATAATAGTAATATTATTATATGCTAATCCTAAAAATGCTAGAATACTAGCTATAATAACTAAACTTATATAATCGAAACTTAATTGTGCGGATACATTAGTAATTTCTGCAATTTTATCAATAACCAATCTAGCTTTGATTGTTTCGATAAATTTATTACTATGATTTTGTAAATTTGTAACTTGTATATTAGGTCTAGTTATATCTAAAGGTAATACCCATATATTACCAATTTGTTCACCAATACCAATAGATAATAAACTATTTAATATATATTCAGTATTAATATTAATTACAGTAAATTTTAATTCCAATGTTCTATTATCTTGACATTCTATAATTTTTATATTAGTTATATCCATTTTTTTTAATATATCTATTATAACTAATTTAAAATCAACTTCTTCTAACTCATCTTCTTCTAATAAATATGATGATAATAATATATCATTTTTTATAAATGTATTTGATATATCTATTTTATTATTATATAAATCTACAAAAAATCCATTTTCATTAATTACAAATTTTGGTATATGTAATATAAATAAATACATTATACTTTTTTATTATATAATTTTTTATTATTTTTTATATATTAAATAAAATTAATTTATATTTAAAATTATATATATAAATTAATATATAATAATAAAAGAATATATGGATTTTAAAGAACAATATATATTATTTCTAGAGGGTATATACAGTGATGATTATGTTGATATTGAAGATCAATTTAAAAGTAAAATATTAAATAATATACAAGAGGAAGAAAATACTTATAATAAAAAACGTATTATTTATGATAAAATACAAGATAAATTTACAGTTTTAGAAAATTGGAAATTATCTACAAATATTAAATGTTGGTTTTGTGATTTAGGTTTTAAAAATCAACCAGTATTTATACCTAATAGTATATTAAATACTGGTAATGGAAAAGAGTTAAGTATTTTAGGAAATTTTTGTTCATTTGGTTGTGCAAAAGCTTTTATTAATAATAATAAAATCATACCACAAGATAAAGAATGGGATTATGATGAATATTTAAAATATTTATATAAATTATTTTATAAAAAACCAATCAATGATATTATACCATCACCTAATAAATATAAATTAGCACATTACGGTGGTACTTTATCAATTAAAGAATATAAAGAACAATTAATTAAAATAAATAAATTAAATTCATAAAATTATTCTATTATTGGATAAATTTTATATTTAATAATAATATTACTATTATTATTATCATTTTATAAAAAAGAAAAAAAATAATAATAATTAATTTTGTATAAATAATATATATGCTAATCCTTGAAATAATGTATCTGATATATCATCTAGATTTGATGTTTTTATATGCTTAATATTATTTTCTAAATTAAATAATTTTATAAAATATATAAAATTTTCTCTTGTATGAATTTTATTTGCCCTATATAAATTATTTTTTTTTCTTATAAATTCATTATGTTTCAATAATGGATGAAAATAAATTTTATTTTTTAATATTGGATATAATATTTGTATACTATATAGTTTATTATATGAATATTCATATAATAATTGATTAAATATTATATTACTTTTATTATTAAATACAGGCTGATATTCTATACATACTATAATTTGTTTAATATTTAACTCATCTATATATTTATTTAATTTTGTATTTATTTGTTGAATATTATATTTAAATAAATTAGTTCTTTCTATTATTCCTATATCACATACTTTAATATTTGGAAATAAATCTAGTACATCCATATATTTTATATCAATTATTGTATTTAATATATTATTTATATTTTTTATTTTTATTTTATTTTTTTGTTCCTTTTTTAATTCATCTCTTATATCTTCTTTATATCTATTATTATATGAAAAAAATGAAATTGCTAAACTTTTATTTGCTGGATCTATTGATAAAATATATGTATTATCCATTTTTATATTTTATATTTTATATTTTATATTTATATATTTATATATAATATTTAAAATATAATTTTATATCTATTTTTATTAATTAATTAATTATTTATTTTTAAAAAATAATTTTTATTTACATATAAATATATAATTTAAATTTATAATATAAATAAAAATATTATATTAAATTTACATATTCTTTAATTTATTTTTTTATTAATAATGTCAAATGAAGTACATCTAAATAATCCTAATAATATAGTTGGGATGAGTTATTTATTAAATCAAGATTTAATATCCAATTCTATTAAACCTGAAATTATAGAAAAGCATTTAATAGATAATTCTATTAATAATGATTATAATAATATAGATAATAAAATTGACAATAATTCTAATCCAATTATGGAATATGAACAACAATTGAATAATGTTATGTATAATAATAATGATAATAGTACATCAAATTCTGATTTTAATTCTTCTTTAAATAATGAAAACTCATTTGGTAATTTAAATAATATTAATGAAAATAATTATATTAATACAGATGATGTTGCTTCTGAATTTGATGAATTTGATCAATTATTAAAATCAGTAAATTCTAATGATAATAAAATAAATAATAATAATAATAATTATAATGAACCTATCGAAAATAACTATAATATTAATAGTTATAATACTAATAATAATAGTAGTAATTCACTACATACAAATTCTTATTTACATGATGATGAAATTAGTAAAGCAATACAAGATGAAGAAAAAAAAATTATTTTATTAGAAAAAATAGATATTTTAAAAGAAGATTTAAATAGAGATGGTATTAATTTGAATAAAATTAAAAATGTTGGTTATGATTCATCTTTAGATGAAATTGATCAAGTTTATAGAATTTTATTAATTAAAAATAATAGAGATCGATATAGAGAATTAGCTGAAGATGTTATTTTAACTGTATCAAATGGTTTAGAAAGAATTTTTGATGGTGAAAATGAATACTTTGGTATGCAACCTGATTTAACTGGTTATTCTGATACTGTTCGTGTAAAACTTCGTAGATTAAGGTATGAAACTTCTACTATCGCTGGAAATATTATGGAAAAATATGAACTCAGTCCTATGACACGTATTTTTATTGAACTTATCCCGTCAGCGTTCATACATTCGTCGTTACGTAACAAGCATAATAAAGAAAAAATTAAATATGAAAAAAATAATATGGATGATGTTATGTCATCAATCCGTGACAATGAATAAAAAACATTATAATTTTAATAACTCTTTATGTTTATCATAAATATTATTATTATTATCTATATATATTATAGTAACTATATCATATTTTTTTATATATTGCTTTAAATTTTTTTCCCAATTATTTTTATCAAACCAAACATCATCTTCTAAAATTCTAATAATACTTATATTATTGTCAATTAAATATTTCATTTTAATAATATCATTAGTTTGTGTATACTCAACTGTATTCCAGTTATGTGCCTTTGTATTATTTTTATATTTACAATTCATTTTTTATTGTAATACAATATAATAAAAAAAATATTTAAATCAATTTTATAATTCATAAATTAGTTAACTCTTCTATTTTTTCTTCCAAAACTTCAATTTTTTCATTTAATTTTTGTATAGATTGAATTAAATAACTTATTAATTCAGTGTGTTCAATTGTGTGTAAATCTTCAAACTCCTCTAATTCACACACATGTACAGCATTTGGTATAATACTAGCCAAATCTTGAGCTATAATACCATTATGTTTAACTTTGTATGGGTCATTAATATAATTATAAGTTTTAATTGGTATCTTTAATATCTTTTCTAATGAAATTGATTTATCTGAATCTGATATATTTTCTTTAATCCTCATATCAGATTTCTGATAATAATATTTATTATATTTATCATATTTATTATATTTTAAAATTTGTTTTTTATCCATATTGAAATGTTTTTATTATATAATATATATATAATATATATTTTTAAAAAATTGATTATTAATATTAAATATTATATATATATTCTAATAATAATGTCTGATTTACAAAATATAGAAGATAATATTAAAGAAAAATTAAATAATCATTGGTATAAAACTGAACATAATAATTTATTAAATAATATAAATATAACAAATTCTATAATAGAATTATCTACAATTACTGTAGAAGGTAAATTATCTAATGTACAATTTAATAAACAAGAAAAGGAAATAGTTGAACAATTAGAATTAAAAAATAATATAATTAAAATTGGTTGTAATTATAAAGAATTAATTGATGATTTATATATAACTTTAACAACTAAATTAAAAAAATCTAATAGAGGAAGAAAACCAAAAGAAAAGGTTATACCTAATCGTAAAATCCAAGGTACTGGTAAATATTTTAATTCACAAATATCATTTACATTTTTAAATAATATTGAAACTAAAAAAATGTATCATATTAAATTATTTGTTAATGGTAGTATACAAATCCCATCAGTAACTGATGAATCACTTTTATCTATTAATAAAGAGGTAAATGAATTAATTAATTATATTTCTAAATATGATATGTTTAAAGAAGATATTAATAAAGATATTGAAAAATTATATTTAATTTCTATTATGAATAATTATAAAACTCATTTAATTTTTAATGATAACATTAATGTTATTAAAGATATTGATCATAAAAAAAATAATAAAGAAATGCTTATTAATGTAGTTGAAGAAAAAAAAGATAATAAAGTAACTATTAATAATAATTTAGATATAGAATCTAAACATAAATTTGTTATTGACTTATATAAATTAGAAAAACTATTATTATTATATAAAGAAAATGATGAATTAAATAAAAAATTAAATTTTAAAATATATAACATTAATTATTCACCTGAAAAATATACAGCATTAGTATTAAAATTTATAACACCTATTATAATTACTGATGAAATTATATTAAAATATAAAAAAAATATTAATAGTAAAAAAATAAAAAAAACAACTATTAAAATTTTTGGAAGTGCAAAAATTAATTTAGATGGTTCTCCTTCAAAAGCTGTTACTGAATTAATTATGTCTGATTTATTAAATATTTTTAATGAATACAAAAATGAAATATTTTATTAAATATATTCATTATTATTTAATACATCTAACATAATATATGTTAATGATAATAGTGTACCTATAATTAATAACCCCTTTTCTGTAATTTTATCATTTACATATATATCTTTTTCAAATTTTGATATAACAAATTTATTAAATATATCTGTATTAAATAAAATATAAAATATAAATAATAAAAATGCTATTTTAAAATTAAATTGTATTACTAATTTATAAAATAAACTTGATAAATCATCATCTTTTATTTCTGATGGTGGTATAATATCATGTCTCTTTATTTCATTAACTATAATTTTTTGTTTTGGAGGTATCTTAGTAGATTCTACTTGTTTTTTTTTATCTTTATTAGTTAATTCTTTAAATAAATTATCTAATACATTTATATTACCATGATTATATTTTGAATATGCCATATTTATATTCTCTTAAATATAAATATATTATTTATATATTATTATATAATAATATACATTATAATTATAATTTATAATTAATTTATATTTTTTTTATATATATTATTTCATTAATATATTTATTAAAATTCATTTTATTTAATGCAATATCTATAAATAATGGATTTAATATAATATCTTGTTTTAATGTATTTTTTATATCTGTTGCTATCATATCAATAAGAGTATCATATTGTTGTTTATTATTAATAATTAATTTTTTTTTATAACAATATGGTATATTTATATTATTATTATTATATGTACAAGATGTTAAATTATCAATATTTTTTTTATTTTCTAATTTATTATCTATATATATATTATTTTTTAATATATCTTTTAATTCTATTATTATATCTGTTTTTTCCATATATTTAAATAAATTAACAACCATATTATCAAATATAAAATTATTATTATCTATTATATTAATTATTAAATCATATTTAATATTAATACTTATATTATTATTAATAATTATAGGAGTTATCATTTTAATTAAATTATCATATATATTATTTATTAATTCTTCTTTGTTTACATTTTTTATATTTTTTAAATATGTTTTTATAATGTATGTAGATATATTTTCATATAATATATTCTTATAATTATACTCTAAATATTCTAATGTTAATTTATTTTTATTTAAATTATTAATTGTTTTTTTAATAATATTTCTTAATTTATTATCTTTATATGATTTAAATTTATTGATTATTTCAATAATTAATAAATTATATATATATTTATTATATATACTATTATTAATATATTTAACCCTATTATCTATTTCTTTTTTATTATTATCTAATAATAATTTATTAATAGAATCTGGATCATAATATAATATTTTATAATAACTTTTTATATCAGATATTTTATTATATTGTATTATATTTATATCATATATATAGTTAGTTATTGTATTAAATAATAAAAATTTTCTAGTAATTATATTATTAATATTATTTTCATTATATTTTGAAGTTTTAATTATAGTATTAATATCAGTTTTAATACTATTAATATTATTTTTTAATATATTAATTGATTCATCTATAGTAATTATTGGATTAATATAATATTGTAAATTATTACATATAAAACCTATAATTTCTATTGTATTATTTTTTTTTAAAATAATAAATTGTTGTATATATAAAAATTTATATATAAAACTATATTTATTTATAATATTAAATTTAATCTCATTTAGATTTAATAAATCTAAATTAGTAAAATAATTCTTTATATCATTATTTAATTCTATTAAATTTCTTTCATTTATTTTTTTTAATTTTATTGTATAATTAAATATAAATAAATTATATTCTGTAATAAATTTAAATAAGTTTTTATAATTTAATTTATATTTATTTCTATTAAATGAATTATAATTTAATTTAATTTTTATTTTATTATTATCTATAATTATTTTTTCAGAATCATTATTTAATTTATTAATTATTTTTGTTAACTTATTTATTTCTGTAATATTTGAATTATTAATTGCAATATATATATGATTATTAGTAGTAATATGTAATAATATTAATGCATAACAATGGTGTTTTTTATTAATATAATATTCTATTATTTTATAATTTTTATTATATATAATAAAATCATTTATTGTGTCTAAATTAATATTAATATCATTCGTTATACTATTATATTCATTTAATATTAATTGCTTAATAGATAATGATATATTATCATTATATTCAAATTCTTTTTGTTTTATTTTATTATTTTTATAAAAATCATTAAAATTTATATAATATATAGGATAATATTCATTATTATTTTTTTTTATTACATAAACAAATTTATTTATTTTATTATATTTACTATTAAATATATTATTCATAGTTTGTATACTTTTATATGGCTTATAACTTATATTTGAGTTTGTATCTTCAAATATAATTATGTAAATATTTAAATATGATACTATATCTTGAAATAAATCATTCCAATAGATAAATTCAATATTAACTTGAAATAATTTATTTAATATAAATATATTTTTTATTATAGTTATTAATTCTGAAATATCTGTAAAATACTTATATAATTTACCTTCTAATAATATATTAAATAAATGTTGATTATCAGATAAAAATTCTATTATAATTTGTATAAACTTTGTTAATGATATATTATATACATTTGCTAATATATATAATAATCCAATATTTTGTATATTACTAATATGTTGTTCAATTCCATATATATAAAATTTTTCTTCATTTTTTATAGTATTTAACATTATATTTAATGAAGTTGGTAAATACATTAGCCTATTAATTATTATTATATTACCATAATTAATAACATATCTAGATTTATCTGTTTGTACTATATCAGTAGGATAAGTATATTCAGTTAAACATCTTTCATGTATATTATTATATTTACTATTTTGTACTGTTTTATAATCCTTTTTTTTACAACATGGTATACAATAATTATTTGGATGTATATTTTGTAAAAATTTAATAAATGGATATTTTTTATTAGGACAATAATAATAATTTTCTTTATCTGTTGTAAAATTTTTATATTTAATCACATTTTTTAATTTTTTTTCATCAATTTCATTTTTTGTTACTATAATTGGTTGTACCTTTTTTTGACATTTTCTAGAATACTTATTATCTGAATCTTTATATTTATATAATATAGGATCTATTTGTTTTAATTGTTTTATTGATTTATGTTCTAAAAATGTTTGCTTTGTATTTATCTTATCTATTTTATTATTATTTAAGTATAATAACATATAAATATTATTAATAATATAATTTATTTCATTATATGTTATATTATCCAATTCTATCATTAAATTAGTAATTTTTGGTAATATTTTAATTAATTTTGTATTATTATATGCATTATTCCACCTTTGTTTAAAATTCGGATCAGTTAAATATTGAAAATCATTATTTGTATATAAATTTTTATTTAATATATAATCATATACACCTTTATTAATTATATATTCTATTTCATTCGTAATTATATTTTCTGATTTATATAAATATATACCAGCATTAATATACTCTGAAAAAGTTTCTTTCACTTTATTATATCCATCTATTGATAATGTTTTTTTCCATAATAATATAATATTTATATTAGATAAATTGATATTATATTTATTTATTAATTTTAATTTATTTTCTGTATTAAAATTTATATAAAAACTTTGTTTATTTAATAATTCTATTATTGGATTGATTATATCAATTATTAATTTAACTAATTTTTCATATGTAATATTTAATGTATCATTTAATTCTATTTTAATTTTATAATTCCCATATTTATCAATTATAAATATTAATTCTCTTTTTAATTCTTTTGTTATATTATATTTTTCATATATTAAATTAAATTTTAATAAAATAGATTCATTTTGTATATTAATATTTTTAAATGTATTTTTTATATATTTATTAATTTTTACTAATTGTACTTTATTATTATCAAAGATTGTATTATATTGTATATATAATAAATTCTCTATTGATGTTATTTCAATTAAATCAAATATATTTCTTATATTAAATACATTTAAATTACTCTTAATATTATTATTTATTATATCAATATCTGATTTAACTATTGTTTGTATAAATTCATTATTTATAAAGTCTATATATTTTTTTGAATTAATTTCATTATAATGTTTATCTAATATAATCTTCTCATATTTATATATTTTATTTAATTTTTCATAGTTTAAATATATATCTGTATATTTATATTCTATATTGGATTCATTAAATATATAATCTTCAAATAATTCTATTGTAAAATATGGAAAATATTTAAATATATATGAATAATATATCATCTCCTTTTGTTCAATATCATCTTTAATTATATTTGCGATTTCTTTTTTATTTTCTATAAATAAATCATCTATATTAAATATATCAAATTCTAATTGATCTGAATTTACATTAATAATTTGTTTTTGGTATAAATATTTTATTAATATATTATTTTCTAAAGATATAACTTTTAAATTATCTCTATTATTATATAATTTATTATTAACTGGTATATTATATATCTGTAAATTATCTTCTATTATTATATTATTTATATTTATATTTATATCATTATCATATAATTGAAATTTATACCCCAATTGTTTATTATTAAATAATATATATTGTTTATAAGGTTGAATTTTTGTAATTAAAAATATTTTTTCCTTTAATTGTTTAATTGTATCTTCCATATATATTGATATCTCAGTATTATATAATTTATTAAAATTAGATATATATTCTTCTTTTTGTTTTTTATTTACTATATTAGATAGAGGTTCTGTATATAATGGTTCACTTTCTATAATATCTAATAAATTAAAATCTATATCATTAAAATCTATATCATTAAAATCTATATCAATATCATCAATATTATTATTATTAATATCTCCACCTTTTTTTTTATTATATAAATTTAATTTACTTGAAAAATCATTTCCGTAATGTTTTTTTAATATCTTTTCACTCTTTTTGTTTTTATTTTTACTATAATTTTTAATACTATCTATTATTTCTTTTTCTATATTTCCTAATACTAATATAGATTTTTCTGTAGATATATCATATTCATATTTATTTATATTATTTTCATTTTGTATTTTTTTATAATTTATCTTTTTAATATTTATTTTGATTGGATTATAAAGTAATTCATTCATAGTAATAAAAATTTATTATTAGTATTATATATAAATTATAATATATAAATATTTAATTTTTATAAATATAATTTATATTATATTTATATTTTATATTTTGTATAATATAGTAAAAAAAATAATATACTATGATATTAAATAAATTAAGTGAATATTTTAATTCTGTTACGTTATCTGAAAAGTTTACAAATAAATTAACTAAACATAAGATTGGATCGAATGATTATAAAGTATATGATAATTTTACTAATAAAAAAAATGCAGCAATATTATTAGATAATATTAATTTAAATTTATTAAAATTATTAAAATATTTAGATGATAAATATAATATAAATAATATTAATTATAATTATAAATCAACTAAAGAAGATAAAGTATATATTTTATATGCTATTTTAAGATTAAAAAAAAATTATAGACCATTCAATATCCAAGAAAATCTTCCTAGCATTTTTGATAAAGATACTAGTTATACTATTAATAAAGGTGATATTTTCGCTTTATGTTTAAGATTTGTTAATAATACAGATGAATTTCATGATTTTAATACTATTATGTTTGTGGCTTTACACGAATTCGCTCATCTATTTTCTAAAACTTATGGACATAATAAAGAATTTTGGACAAACTTTAGATTTATTTTAAAAAATGCTGTTGAAATGGGAATATATAAATCTGTTAATTATAAATATAATAATAAACCATACTGCGGAATACAAATTACTTATTCCCCATTATACGATAATAAACTTAGAGATTACTAATAAAATTCACTATTGAATAATATTTAATTCATGATCATCAAATGATTTATCATTAATATAATATTCTTTTATTATTTTTTTGTAATATTTACTATCTCCTATTTTACAATAATCATTATATCTTTCTTTATATAATTCTTCTATATAGTTTTCAGAATGCATATTTTCGGGTAAATTTATTTTATATACCTTTAATATTATATGTATTTTTGAAAATATTTGATTTATTAATTCATTTACTTTTATTTCAACCCATTCTTCGTTCTTATATATATAAAAGTCTTTATTTTCATATTTAATAGTTTGGTTTGATAAATAGTTTTCATTTTTATATAATAATTTTAAAAAATATATAAACATATCTATCATTTTTAAATCTATTATTCCTGTATATTTATATTCATTTACTTTAAATTTTCTACTATAATAATCTTTTGAATATTTCTTATCTAATACATTTATTAACTCTGTATATAATATATTCCTTTTTATAAATGTTATATCCTCATCTCCAAAATTATTTATCTTTATTTCTAATTTTTTAATATTATTCTTTCGTTCACTTATTATATTTAAAATTTTTGAAAAATGCTTGAATAATTCTTCATTACATAGTTTGATAAATTTCTTTACGTTTTTATTATCTTTATATTCTTCATTTTCATATTTCTCTATAAATGTCTTATAAAATTCTATTAATTCTTTATCTAACTCATTGTAATTTATTACCTGTTTCGCTATTGAATATATTAAATATAATATATTATCCATACAATTTATTACGTTATCCTTATCGATTTTTAATTTTAATTTATCAAATAAATCATCTTTACATATTATCCAGTTCTCTGGTATATTCATATTAAAACATATCTCCTTTATTAAATTCGTAAAGTTATATATATTTGATAACTCGTCTGTATAATCTTCTAATGTTAAATTAGATAATTCATCTATATTAAACTCTAATTGCTCTAATGGGTTTGATTTTAAAAAATAGGTATGGTATAGTTTACCTTCTGGTGTAAATATGTTGATTTGAGTATTATTGTTAATATTATTCGTTATATTATTTGTTATACTTTGTTTACTCTCAGCAACTTCCAATTTTCGCTTTAATTCAATATTTTCTTGTTCTAAATCTCTTTTAATACATTTATTCTTACGATTTAAATGTCTTGTTAATATATAAATTGTTTTAAATTCTTTAAAACAATTTTTACATTTAATAATTCTATCACAAGGTATTTTTTTATTTTGATGTGATTGTAAATTTCTATTACTTTTAAATTCTTTATTGCATTTTGCACATTTATACATTATTATATTTTTTAGTGTAAAAATGTACAAAATGACAAAATTGTTGTGTTGGTTTTCGCAAATTTATAATATATATAACAATATATATTATAAAAGTTTAAATTATAATTAAATTAGATAGTATCAATTGTGTAAATTTATACAACTATATTATATATATATCATATAAATTTATTAAATTATACGTTATATTATAGTTATGTATAAATTTACACATATTTACATAAATTATTTTTTTTAATAATAAAAAAAATAATTTATAAAATTAAAATTCAAAAAATTTTTTCACAAATTAATTTTGAAAAATATTTTTCTAATAACTTTTTCATTTTTCATTTTCACTTTTTACGATTTACTAATTAACTATAAAAATAAAAATTGATTTATATAATAGTAATACTATATATAAAATGAATATGAGAACGTATGAAATATATGATTTTAATGAATATTTTATTAAATTCATAGGAGTTCACCCACAGTTACAATATTTTAAAGATGAAAAAAAACTTGAAGAATTACAGAAATTATTATCAGATAAATATCAGGAAAAAATTTATACTAGAGAAGAAGTTATAAATATTTATAATAACTATATTGAAAAAAAAAGAGAATATGATATTCTATATTATACTAAAGAACAAGAAGTTAAAGAATTTTTAAAAAGATATAAAAAAAATCAAAAAGAACAAGTTAATAATTTTATTGATAAATTAATAAAAGAAATTTAGATTAATTTAATTAAATTAATTTAGTCGCATTATATCTACTTTTTAATCCCATTAATGCATCTAATATAATAAACATTCCACTTATTTCTTTTTTTGATTTATTTTCTGTTTTTGATATATTAACTAATATAATAGATGAATATATTGCTATAGTTCTACAATATTTCTTCCATGTTTTATATGGTAATTTACATTTTGAATAAAACCCAATTATAACTATAGCACACCATAAAATTATACCAATAGGTTGAATATATTCTAAATTATATATTAAAATTCCTATAATTATACGTAATATTACACAAAATAAATATGTATATAATGTATGATATTTTTTACAAGTTTTAACAAGATAAGTATTCATATCTATTAAATCTAATGGTATATCAGATTTATCACTACCAAATGTATTACAAAAATAATAACTCATTTTTAATTAATATATATATTATAATATATATATTAATTAAAAATATGAATAATTATAATTCTAATAAACCATTAAAAAGTATATTAAAAAATAATAAAAAAGTTTTTAAAAATAATAAAAATAAACACATATCTTTTTCTGATGATGTACAATATAAATTAATACCAAATAGATACCAATTAAAAAATGAACAAATATTTTATAATAAATATGATAAAATTAATAATAATTACAATAATAATATATTTTGTTTTAATTATTTTATATTAATATTTATTATTTTTATTATTATTTTATATCTGTTAAAAAAAAATAATAAAAAAAAAAATAATATTTATAATAATTTAATTTTGTAAATTTTATACTAAACTTCTTTTTTATATTCAGTTATTAATGAACCATTTTCATTTGTTTTATTCCATTTTTGTATATAATCATCTTTTCGTTCTGCTATAACCATCCAAGAAATAATATCTTCATTATTATTATTATTCTCACAAGTTATAGTTAATATTGCATCTATTAGATTACCTTTAACTCTATCAAATCCTGTTTTATTTTGTAAATAAAAATCTGAATTTTTACATAATGCTTCAAATGTACCATCTGTCATTTTACAATCGTCAGATTCCATACTTTGTTTATTTAAATCAATAATAGCTATACCATTTAATAACTTTATATTTCCTCTATATATTAAATCACATCTAGGTCCTTCTATAAAACTATGTATTAATCTATATCCTTCTTTTTTTTTATTTGGTAAAGGATGTTCAATATCAAATGTACCAGATCCTTTACTTAAAGATCCTCCTATAGTAACTGCGCCATTTTGATCAATTTTCAATCTTGTAGTTAAAGTATTTGCTGTTGCTGTATTTGTTTTTAATAATATTTCTCCAGCATTATTATTAGTTCCCTTATTACATACTATTGATGAAACTACTTTATCAGTACTACCAGAATATGTATTCCAAAAATCTATTATATGTGTTTCACCATTTATATCTGCAGAATTAAATTGAGTTCTACTTGATGCAGAAGTATATAATTCAGCACCAGCAGTAGCTTTAAAATATGAATATGTAAGAATTTGACTAGCTTCTATCCACATTCTATTAGAACCAGCTGTAGTAAACTGTAGTAAATCTGCACCTGAACTATACATACCAGTATTCGTATCACTACTAAATGAAAATGTAGGTGCTGTAGAACTCCCAGAATACCCTCTACATTGACCTACTAATGTTAAATTTTCAGATGTATCTATTGTCATAGCTAATGTACCAAGAGCAACATCTGAAGAAGAAGTATAAAATTGATGCCCACCACCAGATTGATATTTTAAATTACTAGCATTTGCTCCAAATCCATACCACCCAGTTGCATCAAATAATGCTAATATTTTATCACTAGCTGTAGCTCCCAAACTTAATCGCATAAGTGGTGTAGTTGCACCAATACCAACATTTCCATTTGACAATATAGTCATCATAGTAACTGTATTTAAACCATCTATATATTGATCAAGACCAGCATTACTAATAAAATTAAGTCTTGAATGTGTTGTAGCTGTTCCACCCGACCCTGTATAATAATCAAACTTCATTCCAATTTGATGATCATTATTAACATCACTCCAATGTTTATATATATAACTATCACTAGCATATGAATTTGTATCACCTAATCTAATATTACCAGTATAAATATCTAAACTTTCTATTGGAGTAATTGTACCAATACCTAAATTACCACCAGTAGTTAACCTCATTAATTCAGTACCTGTAGATGATGTTGTTGCATCTGTATAAAATGCATGACCAGAAGTAGCACCAGCTTGATATTTAAGTAAACTACCATTAGCACCAAATCCAAATATACTAGCACCTTTAAATAATAATAATGATCTATCTGTAGAATTTGCACCCATATCAATAGCTGCAATAGGTGATGTTGTACCATTTAATCCCAAATTATTACTAATAGTTACATCACCACCAGAAGGTGTTATAGTTAAGTCACCAGCTGCAGATACACTAAAATCTGAATAAAAGGCAGCACTACCATTATTATCATTATAAGTTAATCTTAAACAAGCACCGGTTGCTGAATTAACTTCTAATGCTTTATCTGCAGCTGTTGTATTAATACCAACTGTTAAATTAGTAGTATTAGCTCTTAATAATACATTACTACCATTATTATCTATTTGAAATGCAGCACTTGATGAATTTTTTACAAATAAATTAGAAGTAAAATATGAATACCCCCCACTTGGATTAACAGTTAAAGATCCAACATTATTAATAGTGAAATCTGAATAAAAAGCAGCAGTACCATTAGAATCATTATATGTTAATCTTAGACAATCACCAGTTGTTGAATTTATTTCTAATGCTTTGTCTATAGATGTAGTATTAATACCAACTGCATTACTTGTTGTACTTACATTTAAAACTGTATTTATAGATGCACCACCATTGACTTGAAATGCAATATTAGATCCAGCTATATTTAGATTTACTCTAGATAATAAATCAATATAATTACTAGATGATGTAATTACTAAATTACCCAGTGATGATACAGATAAATCACAATAATTAGTAGCAGTACCATTAGAATCATTATATGTTAATCTTAAGCAATTCCCAGTTGATGAATTAATTTCTAATTTTTTATCTGGTGCAGTTGTACCAATACCTAAATTACCATTAGTTAATAATCTCATTAATTCAGTACCTGTAGATGATGTAGTTGCATTTGTATAAAATGCATGGCCAGAACTTGTACCTGATTGATATTTAAGTAAATTATTATTTGCACCAAATCCATATATATCAGTATTTTTATATAATAATAATGATCTATCTGAAGCATTTGCACCCATATCAATAGCAGCAATAGGTGATATTGTACCATTTAATCCAATTTTATTATTAATAGTCACATTACCACTAGAAGGTATAATAATCAAATTACCACTTGAATTAACTGTAATATCAGCTGTATTTGCTGTTGTAGTAGTTGAATTATATAATGTCAAACTATCTGCAATATGTGTTGGGTTAGTATGTACTTGATTATTTGTATTATCCCAAGCCATTCGAGTAGATGGGATATTAGCTTTTGTTTCAGATGTAGAACTCCATTGTAATAATAATCTCTGCGTTAATGTTAGTTCTTGGGCATGGATTCTAATAGGGTACCAAACACCCGCAGTTAATGCTATTGTAGTACTTGCTAAATCACTTGGATCACCACTCCAAATATTAAATATTAATTGATCATTTACCCATAATCTAGCACCATCATTTGCTGTAATATAAAATGTATAAGTTTCAGTATATTGTGGTTTAATATACCCAATAATTTCTAAACTATAGTTATCTGCTTGTCCAGTTGGATTATAATCTGTTAAATTAATATCAGTAATTAATTCTTGTTTAATTAATCTACCATTCATATTAATTTGATCAAATGAATTAATAATTAATCCACCATCAGAAAAATTTGTACTCAAACCAGTTACATTTAAAACAGGTGTTGTTAATGTATCAACATTTAAATTACCAACTATTGTAGTATCACCACCAGATGGTGTAATTATATAATCACCAGTAGCAGATACTGTTAAATCTGTATAATTAGTAGCAGCACCATTTAAATCATTATAAGTTAAACGTAAACATTGTCCAGTAACATCATTAATTTCTAATTTTTTATCTGGGTTTGTAGTACCTATACCAACATTACCAGATGAATTAATTGTAACTCTAGATAATGCAGATGTATTATCATATATAAAGAATGAATTTGGTGATATACTATTATTAGCATTATAAGCACCTATTTGCCAATCATTACCAACTGTATTAAATTGTACACCAGTATATGAAGATGGTGTATATGTAGATTCAATATTTAAAATAGAAGATCCACTAGTTTCTAAAATAGATAAACTAGTTAATGTACCCAATGATGTTATATTAGGTTGTGCAGCTGTAGTTAAAGTTGCACTTAAATTACCAGATATAATTGTATCACCACCAGATGGTGCAATAGTTAAATCACCACTACTACTAACTGTTAAATCTGAATAATTAATAGCAGACCCATTATTATCATTATAAGTTAAACGTAAACATTGGCCAGTAGTTGAATTAACTTCTAAGGCTTTATTTGGCACTGATGTATTAATACCAACATTTTCATCTATTGTATTAATAGTAAATCTATAATTTGTAGCATCATATATATAAAATCTATTAGTTTGAATACCCATTGAAAAATCAGGTTCAGTTGGCTTTTTAAATAACATTGTTGCACCTGCAGCTCCTGATGTTGTTTCTAATTTTAATTGACCATATCCACTATTTGTCAAATGTAATGTAGTTTCAGGTGATATATTACCAATGCCAACATTACCATTTGCTAATATTGTTAATCTATCAGTACCAGCAGTTGTAAAATTTAATATATCAGTACCCCCACTATACATTCCTGTATTTGTATCTCCTGAAAATGTATATGTAGGTGCACTAACAGTACCATTTGCAGAATATATAATACCACTTATAGAAATAATTGATTGAGTTGGTGCAATAGTTAGTGTACCATTTATATTAACTGAAAAATCACAATAAGTTAATGCACTACCATTAGAATCATTATATGTTAATCGTAAGCAATCACCAGTTGCTGAATTAATTTCCAATTGTTTATCTGGTGCAGTTGTATTAATACCTAATTTAGCAGTATTTGTTAATATCATTTTAACATTTGTATTATACCAATACATTGAATTTGGTGAAATACCATTTGTAGATCCATAAGAACCAAATTCCCAATCATCTCCATTTGTATTATATTTAATATGAGAAGATGATACTGAACTTGTCGAATTTATAATTAATGAAGTACCACCAGTATTAGATATTGTTAATGCCGTTAAAGTACCTAAAGATGTAACATTAGGTTGTGCTGCAGTAGTTAATGTACCAGCAAAACTTGTTGCAGTTATTGTTGTAGCACCAGATATTGTACCAGATAATACTAAATTTGTTAATGTACCTAATGAAGTAATATTTGGCTGAGCTGCTGTTGATAAAGTAGCAGCAACATTTCCACCAGTAAATGCAAATCCAGGTGAAGTTCCACCATTTGCTACAAATGATATTAAACCAGTTGATGCAATAGAAAAATCACTATAAATAGTTTCAGTACCTATATTATTATTATAAATTAATCTCATTGCACCACCAGTAATATCATTAATAGATAATTTTTTGTTTGGAACTTCAGTTCCAATACCAATATTACTATTTGTATGAACAGTTAATCTAATTAAACTATTTGAAACTAAATGATAATGATGATTAGAATAAGTACCAACTGCAGCATCTAAATTTCCATTTGTTACAACTCGATATTCAACACCAGTACCTGATTGAAAACTAATAACAGTACCATTATTAACTATTTGTAATTTTTTTGTAAATGCAACATAAGCACCTGTTGGTGCAATAGTTAATTCACCAGTTATAGATACAATTAAATCAGAATAATTAGATGCACCACCGTTATTATCATTATATGTTAATCTTAAACAATCACCAGTTGAACTATTAATTTCTAATTGTTTTTCTGGATTAGATGTATTAATACCAACTAAACCAGTACCTGTTTTTAAACTAGTTAAAGTACCAACTGATGTAATATTAGTTTGAGCAGCAGTTGTTAATGTTCCTGATAAATTTGTTGCAGTTAATGTAGTTACACCAGAAATAGAACCGGTTCCACTTAATACTAAATTTTTATTTGCAGCTAATGTAACTGATGTACCAGTTGGTGTAATTGTTAAAATACCACTAGATGATACAGCAAAATCAGAATATACAGTTGCACTACCATCTGAATCATTATATGTTAATCTTAAGCAATCACCAGTTGCTGAATTAATTTCTAATTGTTTATCTGGTGCATATGTGCCTATACCTACTGATCCACTTGCTTTAAACATAATTTTTCTATTTGATAAAACTGCAGATTGTAAATAATTTCCAATAAATAAATCAGAAGAACTACCAGCTGTTGTATCAATTGAAGATTGTAAATACATAATACTACCTGATGATAATATTCTTAATAATGATACACCAGACGTACCAATATTAACTGAACCATTTGTTGATATTCCACTTAATGTACCTAATGAAGTAATATTTGGTTGTGTTGCTGTTTGTAAAGTACCAGTTAAACTTGTTGCAGTTAAACTATTAATAGTTGCAATATTTTTACTTGCATCTAAAATCAATGCTTTTGATGCTGTTGCTATACCTGCTATTACATCTACATAATTTAATTCTGCTGTGGTTGCTGTAACTCCATCTAAAATATTTAATTCAGCTGTAGTACTAGTTACACCATCTAAAATATTTAATTCTGCTGTAGTTGCTGTAACTCCATCTAAAATATTTAATTCAGCTGTAGTACTAGTTACACCATCTAAAATATTTAATTCTGCTGCTGTAGCTGTAATCAATGTACCACCCAATTGTAGACCTTTTGTTGTACCATTATGTGATACTATATTTACAAATTCACTATTAGTATTTACTAAAAATACATCACCAGTATCACCATCTTTTCTAACTAAAAAACCTTCTGTACTAGTGTGATCAATAACAAATTGTTTATCAAATGTAGTTAAAAATCCAGATGGCGTTATTGTTAGATTACCATTTGATGCTACAATAAAATCAACATAATTAAGAGCACTACCATCAGCATCATTATATGTTAACCTTAAACAATCACCAGTTGTACTATTAATTTCTAATTGTTTAGCTGGTGTTGTTGTATTAATACCAACTGCCCCTAATCCAGTTTTTAAACTAGTTAATGTACCAACTGATGTAATATTTGGTTGTGCTGCCGTTGTTAATGTTCCACCAATATTTGTAGCAGTTAATGTTGTAACTCCTGAAATAGCACCAGATAGAGTTAAACTAGTTAGTGTACCAACTGATGTAATATTAGTTTGTGCTGCTGTTGTTAATGTACCAGTTAATGTTGTAGCAGTTAATGTAGTTACTCCTGATATAGCTCCAGATAAAGTTAAACTAGTTAAAGTACCAACTGATGTAATATTAGTTTGTGCTGCTGTTGTTAATGTACCAGCTAATGTTGTTGCTGTTAATGTCGTTACCCCTGATATTGCACCAGATAAAGTTAAACTAGTTAATGTACCAACTGATGTAATATTTGGCTGAGATGCTGTTGTTAAAGTACCACCAATATTTGTAGCAGTTAATGTTGTAACTCCAGATAATGTTCCAGATAATATCAAACTAGTAAGTGTACCAACTGATGTTATATTTGGTTGAGCTGCTGTTATTATTGTACCAGCTAAACTAGTTGCAGTTAAAGTAGTACCAACATATAATTTTTTAGCAAAAGCACCACCACCAGCAGAAGTAAATGTACCGCCATTAGTAGAACTAGTCGCATCAGTAGTATTTGATATTCCAATACCACCAACTAATATTAAAGAACCAGTAGAATTACTTGTAGATGCTACTGTTGATAATGCATATCCTTTTTCAAATGCTAAATCAGCATTATTAGTAATACTTAGTGATGTAGAATTTGGACTAGATGCTGTATATGATGTTAAAAATCTTTTATTAGATTCTTGCCATACAAAATTAGTATATACATTATTATATAAATTAACAGTACTACCAATATCTGGTATTACATCAAAATTAGAATCTAATGTAGCTACTTTTGTAGATCCAACATAACTAATAATTTGTCTTACTCTATTATTTGCATTACCACTTGACATTTTAATCCACCAATTAGTATAAAAATTATCAACTGCGCTTGCACTTACATGTAATGTAATTGTATTTGATGAAGATGCAGCTATAACAAACGATGTAGTACTAGTTCCACTAACTACATCACCAGAACCACTATTATTACTTGTTTGATATCTTTTTACAATAAATCCAGAATCATAATTAGTACCAGATGGGCCATTATTTAATAATATCGAATTATCAGCAATTTCAACTACTGTTGAATTAATTGTTGTAGTTATACCATTAATAGTTAAATCACCAGTGACAATTAAATTTTCACCAACATATAATGATTTAGCAAATGCGCCACCACCTGCAGTAGTAAATGTTCCACCATTAGTATTACTTGTTGCATTTGTTGAATTTGAGATTGATATACCACCTGCTAATATAACTGCACCTGTAGTTGAATTAGAAGATATAGTATTTAATGTTGAATTTATTAAACCAGAAGTTGTTATACTAGTTAATGTACCTAAACTTGTAATATTTGGTTGAGCCGCTGTTGTTAATGTTCCATCAATACTAGTTGCAGTTAATGTATTTACACCAGAAATAGAACCAGTTCCACTTAATACTAAATTTTTATTAGTAAATAATGTTACTGATGCTCCAGCTGGTTTAATAGTAAATATACCACCTGATGATACTGTTAAATCGGTAAAATATGTTGCATTACCAGTAGCATCATTATGTGTTAATCTTAAACAATCTCCTGTAATACTATTTATTTCTAATTGTTTATCAGGGAGTGATGTATTAATACCAACAGCACCTGTACCAGTTTTTAAACTAGTTAATGTACCTACACTTGTAATATTTGGTTGAGCTGCTGTTGTTAATGTTCCAGATAAATTTGTTGCTGTTAATGTTGTTAAACTAATAGTTGTAACTCCTGTAATAGAACCTGATAAATTTAAACTAGTTAATGTTCCTAAAGATGTGATATTTGGTTGAGCTGCTGTAATAATTGTACCAGCTAAACTAGTAGCAGTTAATGTAGTACCAACATATAATTTTTTTGCAAATGACCCACCACCTGCTGATGTAAATGTACCACCATTTGTACTATCTATTGCATCAGTTGTATTAGATATTGCTAACCCACCTGCTAATTTAACTGCACCAATAGTAGAACTAGTTGTTGGGGTTGTATTAGTTGAAGTTGTTATACCAGCTATATTTAATACTGTTAAAATACCAAATGAAGTAATATTTGGTTGTTCTGGTGTATCTAATGTTGCAGTAACATTACCAATATTAAAGAAATCTGCAGTTAATGTACCAGCAACATATAACCCAGTTAAAGTACCAACTGATGTAATATTTGGTTGTGCTGCTGTTAATAATGTTCCTGAAATATTTGTAGTACTTAAAGTACCAACATTAAATGATCCAGCATTTAATGCACCAGATACATTTAAACTAGCTAATGTACCCAATTGTGTAATATTTGGTTGAGATGCAGTTTTAATAGTAGCAAATAATTCAGAAACTGTAAATGATCCAGCACTAATTGCACCTGCAACATTTAAACTATTTAATGTTCCAACTGAAGTAATATTTGGTTGTGCTGCTGTTGTTAATGTACCACCTAAATTAGAAGTAGTGAATGATCCAGCTGATAAAGCACCTGCAATAGTTAAACTAGTTAATGTACCAACTGATGTGATATTTGGCTGTGCTGCTGTTTTAATTACTCCAGTTATTTGACCATTTGTAAATATAAATTCAGGAGATGATCCAACTGCATTAAATGTTAATTTACCATCAACAGATAATGATATATCACTATATGTTGTTTCTGTACCTAATGAATTATTATATATAAATCTAGCTATTTGTCCTGATGCACTATTTATAGTTAGTTGTTTAGATGGTACATCAGTACCTATACCAACTAATCCTGAATTTATTATAACCAATCTATTATTATTATCATTTAAACCTGAAAAATTTTCATTACTTGTAAATGTTTGAAATCTAATTTCTGCTGTTCTAAATCTAATACGATCTGGACCTCCAGTTAATGTATCATCACCTTTAAATAATAATAATTCAGATTTATCAGTACCACTATATATTCTTTCTGATATTACTGTATTATTAATACCAGTATCACCAGTTGTACCATTAAAATGTATATTATTTGGACCAAGTATATCTTTACCAACTACTATATGTGATTGTAAATAATTATAACTACCAGTTGGTTTTATATATATATTTCCAGACCCATCTGTAGCAAAATCAGTATATACAACCTCTGTACCTAATGAATTATTATGAACTAATCGTAAAATATCACCTGAACCACTTCCATTAATTGTAAATGTTTTATTTGGTACAGTTGTATTAATACCAATAAATCCAGTTGATAAAATTCTCACCCTTTCTAATGAATTTGTAAATAATTTTAATGCACCATTTGAAAAATTACCTAATACTACACTTGATGTTGCACCATTTGCTAATGCACTTCCATCTGCTCCAAATAATGCACGTGTACCAATTTGATTTACAACTTCTATATATCCACCAATACCTATATTTGTATTTTGTAAAAATGCTAATTTACCATTTGCTGTAGAATATGATGAATATATTTGACCTGTTAAATTTATTCCAATTAACGATCCAATTGATGTAATATTTGGTTGTTCTGCCGTTAATAATGTACCTGTTATATTTGTTGCAGTTAGAGTCGTTACTCCAGAAATAGAACCTGATAATGATAAACTAGTTAATGTTCCCAATGATGTTATATTTGGTTGAGATGCTGTACTAATAGTTGCTGCAATATTACCACCAGAAAATATAAATCCTGGTGATGTACCATTTGCAGCAAATGTAACTACACCTGTTGATGATATATTTATATCTGAATATGTAGTTTCTGTACCTACTGAATTATTATAAATTAATCTTAAACATTGACCATTTGAATTATTTATATTTAATTGACTTGCTACTGATGTTGTATTTATTATTATCTTACCATTTACAGATAAACTAGATAATGAACCTAATGATGTTATATTTGGTTGTGCTGGTGTAGTTAATGTACCAATAAATGTTGATGCTGTTACTGATGTTGCACCTGTAATAGCACCAGATAATGTTAAACTAGTTAATATTCCTAGTGATGTAATATTTGGTTGAGCTGCCGTTGCTATAGTACCACCTAATGATAATACTGACATACTACCAGCACTAATTGTACCTGAAACATTTAAACTAGTTAATGTTCCTAATGATGTAATATTTGGTTGATTTGATGTACCAATAGTACCAACTATTAGCCCACCAGTAAATGAAAACCCAGGGCTATTACCATTTGTTGTAAATAAAAGTCTACCATCAGAATTAATATTTATTTCACCATAATTACTTTCAGTACCAATATTATTATTATAAATTAAACGTAATATCTGTCCAGTTGAACTATTTATATTAACTTGGTTTACTGATGATGTTGTATTAATACTTAATTTACCAGTTACTCTTAAACTTGATAATGTTCCTATAGATGTTATATTTGGTTGTGATGTTGTAGTTAAAGTTCCTGATATTGAAGATGCTGTTATAGTTGTTACCCCTACAATAGGTCCTGACATATTTAAACTAGTTAATGTTCCTATTGATGTTATATTTGGTTGTAATGCTGTATTAATTGTACCATTATATAAATTTGCTGTTATTGTTGTTGCACCAGTAATTGGACCTGACATATTTAAACTAGTTAATGTACCTAATGATGTGATATTTGGTTGACCTGGTGTTTGTATTACTGATGCAACAGCACCAGCACTAAATGTACCAACAACTAATGTACCAGATACAGTTAAATTTGTTAATGTTCCTAATGATGTGATATTTGGTTGTGAAGGTGTTACTATAGTACCACTAACTGTTGATGATGTTACTGTACTTGCTGATATATTATTAGTTACTGTTAAATTAGATAATGTACCAACTGATGTTATATTTGGCTGTGGGCCACTTGCTAATGTGGCATTTATATTACCACCAACAAATGAAAAACTTGGCGAAGAACCAGATGCTGTAAATGTTACTGCACCTGCTACTGATATAGTATAATCAGAATATGTAGTTTCAGAACCAGTTGTTACATTATATACTAATCTTAAACATTGACCATCTGCACTATTAATTGTTAATTGTTTATTTGGTACTAATGTATTTATCCCTATTCTATTATTTCCAAAAACATTTAATATATTTTGATTTGTAAATCCTAATGATACATAATTTAATGCAGAACCATCTAATACATGTGTATAACTAAATATTCCTTGATTTAATGTACTATTATATCTTCCTAATGTAAATGATAAAGTTGTTCCATTTGTAATTGTTGATTTTAAAGCTGATATCATTCTTGTACTATCTGTAGATGTTCCTAATAATAAATATGGACCTAGTGATGTTATATTTGGTTGTGCTGCTGTTGTTATTATACCTCCTAAATTTGTAGTATTAAATGAACCTGCAGTTAATGTACCTGTAACTGTTAAACTTGTTAATGTACCAACCTGTGTTATATTTTGTTGTGGCCCACTTGCTAATGTTCCTGTGATTAAACCACCTGTAAAAGTAAATCCAGACTCATAACCAACACTATTAAATATTAATTTACCACCAGCTGTTACATTAATATCACTATAATATATTTCATTACCTGTAGTATTACTATATATTAAACGTAAACAATTACCATCTAAACTATTTATAGTTAATTGTTTATTTGGATTTGCTGTATTAATACCAATAAAACCAGAACTACGTATTGTAAGTTTATTATTATTATCAACAATAGTACCAATTGATTGTGAATCAGCTTTTTCACCAGATGTTGCTATTATTTGAAATCTAAATTCAGAACTTCTAAATCTAATTCTATCTAAATCTACACCTTCATTATTATCATCACCTTTAAATATTAATAATTCTGATGAAGTGGTATCTGCATATGCTCTTTCCATTAAAACAGTTGTATATTTATTATCTGATGTGGTTCCAGCAAATTGTAACATATTTGGTCCTGTTCCTCCTTTTCCAATAACTAAACTACTATTTATATTTGTATAATTTCCAGTTGGTATAATATTTAAATCACCATTTGATTCTATAGTTACATCAGTATATGTTATTTCTGTACCACTTGAATTATTATATATTAATCTTAAACAATTTCCAGTTGCTGAATTTACTGATAATTTTTTATTAGGTATTAATGTATTTATACCAAAATCACCTCCCGTTGTTAATATAACACTTACAGTTGCATTATTAGCAAATAATGATAATGAATGTGCACTTAATGCTCCAAATTGTGCATTTGATGTACCACCACCAATATATGAACCAACTGAAATTGTACCATTAGTATGTACCATACCATATCTATTAATTAATGTATTTATTTGTAATCTATATAATGGTGTATCTGTATTAATACCTACTAATCCAGCACTATCTATTACCATTCTATATGTATTATCTGTACCTAAATATAATGGATGTGTTGTAAATGTCCCAAGGAAACCATATATATTACCTGATGTATATGTTACTAATTCAACCCCTGTTCCAGATAAATGACTATATCCATACCCATCATTAATAATTTGTATTCTTTTTCCTACTGTTTTAATATATGTACCAGATGGGTTAATTATAATATTACCATCAGCTGCTACACTAAAATCAGTAAATATTGATTCAGTTCCATTTGGATTACTATATATTAATCTTAAGCAATTACCTGCACTATTAGTAATTGATAATTGCCTATTAGGTACTGAAGTACCTATACCAATAAATCCACTACTATTTATTACTAATCTATTAATATTATTTGTAATTAAATTTAATTCTGTATTTGTTCTTGTTCCAATTTGTGTACTTGTATTTGTAGCTCTTGTTAATAATTCTACTAATCCATTTGGTGATAATTGTGAAAATCCATCTCCAGATGTTGATTGTATTCTATATATTTTTGTTGTATATATATATGTTCCAGTTGGTATTATATTCATATTACCAACTGAATCAATTGTAATATCTGAAAATACAGTTTCAGTACCACTTGAATTATTAAATATAATTCTTAAACAATTACCTGTTATACTATTTATACTTAATTGTTTATTTGGTACAGTTGTTCCAATACCTATTAATCCAGAATTAATAATTATTAATCTATTATTATTATCTATACCTGCTGTAAAATCTTCATTTGTTGTATATGTTTGAAATCTATGTTCTGCTGCTCTTAATCGAATTCTATCTGGTCCACTTATATTATTAAATTCAGTACCTTTAAATATTAATAATTCTGATTGTTCAGTTCCTCCATAAATTCGTTCTGCTATTGTTGTTACATTTATACCTGAATCATCTGTTGTACCATTAAAATGAATAATATTTGGACCACTTGGGTTATTACCTATAACTACATTACTTTTTATATATACAACTGTACCAGATGGTGTAATTGAAAATTGACCACTTGCATTTACTGTAAAATCTGTATAAAATGCTTCTGTACCTACTGCATTATTATATACTAATCTCATACAATCTCCTGTTGAACTATTAATACTTAATTTTTTATTTGGTGTTATTGTATTTATACCAATATCACCACTTGATTTTATTCTCATTTTTTCAATCGCATTTGTATATAATTTTAAATCACCATTTGTATAATTTCCTATTGCTACATGTGCTGTATCACTTGGATTTAATAATCCTATACCATCGCACCCTATTCTACAGCTTGTTCCTGCTAAATTAGTCATTTCTAAAAATGCACTACCACCTATAAAATTATTTTTAAATCTTCCTAGTAAACCAGTATCTAATCCATCATTACCTGAAGATGTATATTGTGATTTTAAGGCACCAGTTAATGTTAATCCTGTTAATGAACCAATTGTTGTTATATTTGGTTGAGATGCTGTAATTATTGTTCCATTTATATTTGTTGCTGTTAATGTATCTGTTGTTAAAGTTCCTGTTACATTTAATCCTAATAATGTTCCAACATTTGTTATTGCTGGTTGAGATGCTGTTAATACAGAACCATAATATCCATTGGCTGTCATTATATTAACACCTGTTAAATCATTCACTGAATTTACAATTAATGCACTTCCTGATGATACAATACCTGGAACAACCCCGGCTACTGTGTTTAATTCATCGGTGGTGCCAGTAAACACGGCACCACCGAATTTGAGATTCGTTATTCTATTTAAATACGGAATGGTGACACGATTTTATTTATATTTTATAATTTAAAAATATTATATAAATATTATATATTACAATATATAAATATTATTATGTATTAATAATAATACATATTTAAAAAAATTGATTTATTATTTAAAATATAAAAAATTAATATAACAAATTTTTTAATAATTATGAAAATTTGTATTACTTGTAAAGTTGAAAAAGAATTAACTGAATTTTCTAATAAAAGAAATCAATGTAAATGTTGCAAAAATGAACAAAGAAAATGTAAACATGGAAAATTTAAATGTAAAAAATGTATTAAAGAAAAAGAAAATGAAAAAAATGAAATTAAAAAAATGGAAAAAGAAGATAATATTATTAAAAATGTAAAATTATGTACTAACTGTAATATTGAAAAAACTATTAATGATTTTTATAAAAAACATGGGAGATGTAAAGATTGTTATAATAATTCAAGAAAATGTATTCATGATATATATATAGAAAGGTGTGAAGAATGTATTAAAGAAAAAAAGGAAAATATAGATAAAAAAATAAAAATATGTACTAAATGTAATATTGAACAAGGAATATCTGAATTTAGAAAAGATAGAAATATTTGTAAAACTTGTAATAATAAATCTAAAGAATGTGAACATAATATAAGAAAAGAATATTGTATTAATTGTCCTGGTGGTGGGTCTGCATTATGTATACATAAAATAAGAAAATCAAGATGTAAAGAATGTAACCCAAAGGAAATAAAAATTAAAAAAATTATAAAAAAAGATAATGATATTAATAAATTAAAAACATGTTTAAATTGTAATATTGAAAAAGAATTAATATATTTTCATAAAAATCACGAAATGTGTATTAAATGTTTTAATAATTTGAAAAAATGTAAACACAACTTATGTATTAAAGATTGTAAAGAATGTATCAAATTAAAAAATAAAATGTGTATTTCTGAAAATTGTAATAAATTATCAAGTTTTAATTATAAAGAAGAAAAAAAAGCTTTATATTGTTCTTTACATAAATTAAAAAATATGATTAATATTTATTCAAAAAATTGTATATTTGAAAATTGCAATATAAAACCTTCATTTAATTATGAAAATGAAAAACAATTATTATACTGCTCTACACATAAATTAGAAAATATGGTTGATATTAAAAATAAAAAATGTGAGTTTGAAAATTGTAAAATTATTCCTATATTTAATTATGAAAATAAAAAAAATGCCAAATATTGTAATGAACATAAAAAAGAAAATATGGTTGATATTAAAAATAAAAAATGTATTTTTGAAAATTGTAATAAACATGCTTTATATAATTTTGAAAATCAAATTATAGCATTATATTGTAATGACCATAAAGAAAATAATATGATTGATATAAAATCTAAAAGATGTAAATTTGAAAATTGTAAAAAATTTCCAAATTTTAATTATTTAGGAGAAAAAAATAAATTATATTGTAATGAACATAAATTAGAAAATATGGTTAATATACATAGTAAAATTTGTATATTTGAAAATTGTAATATACAATCAACTTTTAATTATAAAGAAGAAAAAAAAGCATTATATTGTTCTTTGCATAAATCAAAAGATATGATTAATGTTGTAAATAAATTATGTAAAGGACAAAATGGATTATGTGATTTAAGAGTATCAAATAAAAAATTAAGAGGATATTGTTCTTATTGTTTCTTTCATACTTTTCCAGATGAACCAATTACAAGAAATTATAAAACTAAAGAAAACTCAGTTGTTAATTTTATTAAAGAAGAATTTAAACAATATGATATAACTTGTAATAAATTAATACAAGATGGTTGTACAAAACGAAGACCAGATATTTTATTTGATTTTGGAGAAAAAGTAATTATTATTGAAATTGATGAAAATCAATATAGAGATTATGATACAACTTGTGAACAAGAAAGATTAAATAATTTAATAGAAGATATAAATTACAGAAATTTAATTTTAATTAAATTTAATCCAGATTATTATAAATTAGGTGTAAAACATATTAATTCACCATGGAAATTAAATAAAAATAATGGATTATTAGAAATTATTAATAAAAAAGAATGGAATAAAAGATTAAATACATTAAAAGAAGTATTAGAAAATATTATTAAAGAAGATATTATTGAATTATTTAAAATTATTCCATTATTTTATGATGAAATTATAAGTTTATAATTTAAATTTAATATATATTTTTTTTAATTATTTATTATTATATTAATTAATAATAATATATAT